ATTTATTCCCATTCTCCTTGTCAACACTACAATTTGATGCTACAATAGGGGATACTGAATACTTCACTGCTGAAGTCACATTCAAATATCTGAACTATAATATTGTTAAAGGAAGTGGATTTGTATGATCACTCTTGAAAAGATTCAAGAGATGTGGGAAAAGGATGCTAAAATGGACCCAGATAATCTACATACTGAGTCGTTGAACATCCCGGTCTTACACTCTAAATATTATGAGATTTATAATAACATCTATCTGCTGAGAAAGAAAGCAGAACAGCAAAGAAAAAACATTAGACACGAACGCTATGAATACTTCTCTGGTAAAGCGGAACCAGAAGTATATGTTGATAATCCTTTTCCTAAAAAGATTAGGGATAAGGAAACTATGCAGAAATATTTGGATGCAGATGAGAAACTCTCAGGAGTTTCGCTAAAGATTGATTATTATGAAACTATGTTAAGGTATTTGGAAGAAATACTTAAACAGATAACTAATAGAACATATCAAATCAAAAACTCAATAGAGTTCTTACGTTTCACATCAGGATTCGGTTAATGGACCACGAAGACCAGGACGTTTTATATAATGTAACCCTTGGTATTAATGATGTCAGAGTTCTACAATATGCTGTAGAGACATCATTGAAAAACTGGCCAGGATCACCTGCTAGACCAGCAGAAGAGCAAGAGTATCTATGGCATACTAGGGAATGGTTGAATAAAATTATACTGGAGCACACCTTCGCAACCATGTAATAAATACTGCTAGGTGAGATTTCATTATGGCAGATCTGAATATTCAAAAGGTCAATGAAGTCTATCTACAGGTAAAGACAGAACCTCATATTGAATATGAGTTAAGAGATAGATTCACTTTTGAAGTACCAAATAAAAAATTCATGCCCCAGTACAGGAGTAAGTATTGGGATGGATATGTGCATCTATTCAACATGAAGACCAAGAGGATCTATGTGGGTCTTCTTGATAAGGTTGTTGCGTTCTGTGAAACATCAGGATACACCTATGAGTTTGTGGACAATAAGTTCTATGGTCCACCATTTGAGGTCAATGAGATGATCTCAGAGGAGGGTGTGAAGGACTTTATGAAGGCAATCACACCAATCAAACCAAGGGACTATCAGATTGATGCTGTTCATGATGCCCTAAGATATAACAGGAAGTTGTTGATCTCACCAACAGCATCTGGTAAGTCATTCATGATTTACACCATTGTCAGGTTCCACGTGAATGCTGGTAGGAAGATCCTACTGGTTGTTCCCACAACATCACTAGTGGAGCAGATGTTTAAGGACTTCCAGGATTATGGGTGGGATGCTGAGAATCATTGTCACAGGATCTATGCTGGCAGGGAGAGGGTCAATACCAATGAGGTGACCATCACCACCTGGCAGTCTGTTTATCAACTGGATAGGTCATTCTTTGAGGAGTATGATGTCATCATTGGGGATGAGGCGCACCTTTTTAAGAGTAAGTCCCTTATCTGTATCATGGACAAGTTACACCATGCCAAGTATAGATATGGGTTCACAGGCACTTTAGACGGCACACAGACCCATAAATGGGTCTTAGAGGGACTGTTTGGACCGTCATACAAGGTGACCCAAACAAAGAAACTTATTGACCAGGGACATCTTGCCACATTGGACATCCAATGCCTTGTTCTAAAATACAAACCTCAGAAGTTTGACACCTATGAGGATGAGATACAGTTCCTGATTGGTAATGAGAAAAGGAATAAGTTTATCACCAATCTTGCCATTGATCTGAAGGGTAATAGTCTTATCCTATACAGTAGGGTTGAGTCACATGGAGCAATACTTTACGAAATGATAAATAACAGGGTCAGGGAAGGGAGACAAGTCTTCTTTGTTCATGGCGGTGTAGATGCTGAAGACAGGGAACAGGTAAGGGAGATTACTGAGCAGCAGAATGATGCGATCATTGTTGCCTCTTACGGCACGTTCAGTACAGGTATTAATATTAAGAATCTACACAATGTGATATTTGCCTCTCCATCAAAGTCTCGTATCAGAAATCTACAGAGCATTGGTAGAGTCCTAAGAAAAGGCAAAAACAAAGTCAAAGCAAAACTGTATGATATTGCTGATGATCTTACTTTAGGATCTAGAAAAAATTATACACTGAATCATTTTATTGAGAGGGTGAAGATTTATGTTCAAGAGCAATTCAACTATGACATCATATCAATCAACATAAAAGACTAGGAGGAGTGTATGCTAGAAGATGATTTCTATTGTACAATCAAATTCAAGGGTGGGGATGAGATCTTCACTAAGGTAGCAGCAGAAGTAGAAGAAGATAGAACAATGTTAATATTATCCAACCCTATCGTTGTAGAGGAGGTAAAGGTTAGGGGTACGGTAATAGGACATAAGTTTGAACCCTGGCTCAAGTCAAGCAAGGATGATATGTTCCTGGTTAATATGGATGATGTCCTTACTATGTCTGAATCAGAGGATATTGAGATGATCCTTTATTATCAGGATTACATCAGGAAGATGCATAAGGGTAATCATATACAGATAGATAGGAAGATGGGTTATCTCTCCTCTGTTCAGGATGCTAAGGATGTCCTAGAGAAACTCTATAAATCTAGCTAAGGCTTATCCTTCAAAGGCAACAAACCTAGTCTACATGAAGAACACATAGTTGTCAAGGTTTTGTTTTCCTGTTATAATATCCTTAGTAGATAAATGATTATTATGCCCTTCTCATATACAACCATGGCTAGACCTAAGAAGTCGGAACACTACGTAAACAATAAGGACTTCTTAGCAGCGCTGGAACAGTATGCTATTGATGTTGCACGAGCAAAGGAGAAGGGTAATCCTAAACCACAGATCCCCAGGTATATTGGTGAGTGCTTCCTGAAGATTGCTAACCACCTATCATATAAGCCTAACTTTGTGAACTACATGTTTAAGGATGATATGATCTGTGATGGTATTGAGAACTGTGTAAGATATATTCATAACTTTAATCCAGAGAAATCCAAGAATCCATTTGCCTATTTCACCCAAATCATTTACTACGCATTCCTGAGAAGGATCCAGCAGGAGAAGAAGCAACTGGAAATCAAGAACAAGATTCTGGAGAAAACCAACTTTGATGAGGTCTTTGATTCCAATGACCTTGACAGCAGTAACTATAGCGAGTATAATTCTATCAAAGATGCTGTCCATAGCAAACTGAGGAACTGATGAGGGTCGTTGTTATTACGGACACACACTTTGGAGCACGCAAGGGTTCCAAGTTGTTCCATGATTATTTTGAGAAGTTTTATGAGGACATCTTCTTTCCAAAACTAAGAGAGGAGGGTATCACCACTGTGATTCACATGGGTGATGCCTTTGATGTTCGTAAGGGTATTGACTTTAAATCCTTGGAATGGGCAAAGAGGGTATTCTTCAATCCCCTCAAAGAGATGGGTATCACAATGCACCTGATGTGTGGTAATCATGATGCCTATTACAAGAATACCAATGATATCAACTCCAATGATCTTCTATTGAATGAGTATGATAATGTATTCACATACTCCTCAATCGCAACTGAGGTCACCATTGATAAGACACCAATCCTATTCATCCCCTGGATTAATGATGAGAATAGGGAGGAGACGTCAAAGATTATTGCAGAATCAACCTGTGATTATGCTATGGGTCATCTTGAACTGAATGGATTCAGGGCACACAGGGGATGTGTGATGGATCATGGTGCTGAAACAAATCAATATCAGAAGTTCAAAAAGGTGTTCTCTGGTCACTATCATACAAGGTCTGATGATGGTAAGATTTATTATCTGGGAAATCCCTATGAGATGTTCTGGAATGATGTGAATGACACCAGGGGATTTGTCCTCATGGAAACTGATGATATGAGTTTTGAGTATGTTGATAACCCATATCAACTCTTTCACAATGTTTACTATGATGATACGCCACATCAACTCTTTGATGCTACAGAGTATCACAACAAGATCGTAAAGGTTATTGTAAAGAATAAGTCAGATTCCTCTGCCTTTGAGAAGTTTATTGATAAACTGTATGATGTAAAGGTTGCAGACCTAAAGATTATTGAGAACTATGATTTTAATACTGGATGGGTTGATGAGAATGAGGATGTAGAGACAGAGGATACCTTCTCAATACTCAATAAATACATTGAAGAGGCAGAGTTCTCGCTGGATAAATCACAGGTAAAGGCTCTGATTAGAAGTGTTTATGAAGAAGCATGTGAGCTGGTCTAATGTATATAATCGCAATAGAGGGTAAAGAAAAGGAGGGTGCATATTCAGTAGTAGATGATGAGGGGGAAGAAGTTCTCTACATCTTTGAAGAAAAGGATGATGCTGTAAGATATTCCATGCAGTTAGAAGAACTTGACTTTCCCACCATGCGTGTGATAGAGATAGAGAGTGAACTTATGATTCATACCTGTGAGACACACGGACACAGGTATGCTATCATATCCAAAAATGACATTGTGATTCCACCTGATAAATCTGATGATAACCTTTAAGCATATTACTTGGAGTAACTTTTTAAGTACAGGTAATCACCCAACAACTGTAAACCTGGATAGTAACTCAACATCCCTGATTATTGGCACTAATGGTGCTGGTAAGAGTACGATCCTTGATGCCCTTACATTCTCCCTGTATGGTAAATCATTCAGGAAGATTAACAAAGCACAACTTGTTAATACCACCAATGAGAAGAACTGTTTGGTTGAGATATGTTTCTCCTCTAATAATGTTGAATGGAAGATAGAAAGGGGGATCAAACCAAATATTTTTAAGATATATCGTGGTGGTGAAGAACTAAATCAGAGTGCATCTGCTAATGACCAACAGAAGTGGTTGGAGCAGAATGTATTGAAGATGAACTACAAATCATTCACCCAGATCGTAATCCTGGGTAGTAGTTCTTTTGTGCCGTTCATGCAACTCCCTACCAATAGTAGAAGGGAGGTTGTTGAGGAACTGTTGGACATCAAGATCTTCTCATCAATGAATGAGATTGTTAAATCAAGAATTCGTTCTGTTAAGGATGATGTTAGAACACTGGAACTTAAAAAGGAGAGCCTGAAGGATAAGGTTGATATGCAGAGGAACTTTATCAAACAGATAGAGGATCAGGGAAAGGAGGATATTAGTTATAAAGAGCATCAGATTAGTGCCCTGCTAATGGAGGAGAACTCATATCTCAATAAGAATGAGGATTGTAACAAGGAAGTAATGGATATTCAGGGTAAGATGGAAACCCTTGATGGTGCGACAAAAAAACTGAAAGAGTTTGGTGCTATTGAGGGTAAGTTGTCTATGAAGATTGCTAAGGTAATAAAGGATCAGACCTTCTTTGATAATAATACTGTTTGCCCTACCTGTTCGCAGGATATAGAAGAAAGATTTAGATTAA